TATTTCAACCCATTGGAGGCAAGGGGCCAATAGATCTATTAGTTTTAGATTTAACTACTGGTCAATATGAAGCTTACGATGTCAAAACAAGAAACTTCAGATCTAACGGATCAAAAATTCATAGAAGCCGAACAAGCGAACAACGGAAACTAGGTGTTAAAATTTTTAATTTTGACCCACAACAAACTTGAGGAACTATGGCAGACTACAACGATCTCAAAGAAAAAATTAAAAAACATGAAGGTTATCGAGACCATATTTATCTTGATAGTTTATCCATTCCAACTTTCGGCTATGGCCATATGGTTTTACCTACCGATGATCTTGTTGAAGGTAAACATTATCCTATTGAAGTTGCTGAAGAGTATTTTGATAAAGACTTTAACATTGCTGTATCGGCTGCTGAGAAACTTATAGGTGATATTAATTTAAACCACATACAAAAATGCTGCATAATTCAAATGTGTTATCAGCTTGGTGGGCCACGTACAGCTAAGTTTAAAAAGATGTGGCAAGCATTAAAAGACGGAGACATACAAGAAGCTTCAGCACAAATACTTGATAGTGTCTGGCATAAACAAACTCCGGGAAGATGCGCTGAAGTAGCAGCAGAAATGGCGAGTAGTAATTTATGATTTGGGGATTATTAAGCAAGACAGTTATAAGTCATACAACAAAAGCTTTATCAGCTCATTTACAAAAAAGAGAAAACAGACAAGCAGCTGAAATTGAAGAAAGTAAAGTTGTTAGAAAAGCACAGATCCAACATTCCGGATATAAGGATGATTTAATTTTAATTTATTTTTTAGCGATCTTTGCGTTACCTTTATTTGGTGAAACTGAAAGATTTTTAAATTGGGCTAAAGTATTAGCAGCTCTTCCGTCTGAAATATTTTATATTTTTGGCGCTATCGTTGCAGCTAGCTTTGGAATAAAAATTTCTAATATATTTAAAAAATAATGGCTATAACTCATTCAGACTTTGATCCTCTTTTATTATCGAGGTACAAAGATCCTCCAGAACATTTACATTTTCAATGGAGTGGAAAGAAAGCTGGAGATTTTGTTTATAAATATAAATTAGTTGAAAAAATTGAACCACATAAAATAGATCCTAAATCTAAAAAAATAAAAGATGGCAAGAGTTAAGTTTGATGTAAATAAACTTCCGCATGAACGGATCCCAAAAAGAACTAGCATTACAACAAGAAAAAAACCTAAGTTTTCAAGTATGAACAAACACAAAAAAAGAACATGGAAAAAAAGAAATAGAGGCGGAAGATGAAGTCTCTCAAACTCTCAGAGAACACCGGAATACAGCTACCAGCCAAAAATCTTTTAATGATCGTCGCCGGCGCGGTCATAGCAACGATTAGTTTTTTTGAATTAGAAAATCGTATTGGTTCACTTGAAACTAGCAGAGAGCTTTTTCAAGCTGATCTCTTAAAAAAATCTGAGCAGCTTCCAACAGATCAAGAACAATTTATGCTGCTAGAACACATAGCATCGCAAGTTGAAAATATACAAAAAGAGATGGAAACGATGAGAAATAATAACGTCAACATTAATTATGCTATGAAAGATATAGAAAAAATTAAAGAAAGTTTAGAAAAAGTTAAAGACAAAGTAAGAGCTAACGGGAGCCATCAATGACAGAAGTTGTTATAGCTCTTCTTATGCTGGTTAATAATGAAATTGTTGAAGCTCGTATTCAGCCGGATTTATCTACGTGTTTAGCTGGTAAGCGTAAAGCTAACAGACAAGTAACAAACAATGTTGAATACAGATGCTTAAAATCTATGGCTGAATTAGAAACAAATGTTGATGGATCTATCTCTATAAAAAAATTAATTTTAGATTAAGTGAAGAAGAAGCTTTGGAAGAAACCTAAACAGATTGTCATGGATATTGGCAAATGTAAATATTGTCAAAAAGATATGGTCAATACTGAAAGTTTTGTTGTCTTTGCTACAAAAGAAAAAGCTCATTATGAGTGTATGAAAAAAGACGATGAGTTAAAAGAAAAAATAAAAAACAAAATTGAAAGCGATATAAACAAATTATTTTAACGGGGCATTTCTGCCCCGCTTTTTTTTTACATGTTAGCAAGAGAGTTAACGTGAAACTTTTGAGCTTCTTCGTTTTGCAACTCTGAGTGAATTTGCTCTGCTTGTCTTATTTGCTGAACTTCATTTTCAGTTAAAAATGTTTTTTGGTAACTCATTTCCAACTCAATCTTCGGCAATACTTTTTGGTATTGCTCATTCAGTTTTCTATGTTTAGCCATAACCGCATCAATACTTTTAAATTTAATTAATAATTTTTGCATTAATGCTGGATTACTAACTTTATTTATTTCTTGATATGGATTGCCATTGCAAACAAGATCAAAGTCATATCCCATTGCACGGCATAACATAAATAGTTTCTCGCTTGAGATACCATTTATACCATTCTCGTATTTCTGCGTCTGTTGGAAGGTAACAGAAATAACATTTCCTACTTTTGTTTGAGTTTTATAATTTAACTCACGAAGCAACACTAACATTTTTGCAAGCCTTCCTCTCTCATCAAAAATATCAATTTGTTTCCTAGTAGCGCTATCCATAATTTACTCCATTAATTGATTTAACAGCTTTTGATTTTTTCTTTGCTCATCCAACTCAACTTCATAATACAAAGCTCCGGTCATAGTATTATTATGGCCAATCCTATTTGCTAATCCTTTTGCAGAATAGATGCCTTTGTTTTTTAATAAAGTGTAGTTGAATTTTCTAAATGGTTTTAAGCCGCCAATCCAATTTACATCAGCTCTCTTAGCAGCTCTTCTTATAATTCCTTTTGCTTTTTTTAATGTGTAAGGAAAAATTCTATCTTTTTTATATATAGTTGATACCTCTAATAATTTTAATAATTTATCAGATAAAACTATTTTACGTCTTGATCCGGTATTTTTTAAAAAATTTAATCTTAGTTTACCTTTGTCATCAATAGAATTTTTTATAAATAAAATTTTATTTTGCCAATCAATGTCACTCCACAAAGCACCAAGTATTTCATTTGGTCTAGCTCCAGTTTCAGCAGCAAAATACATTAAAGCTTGGTATTTTATATTTGGTTCAGCTAGCAGCATATCTTTTATATCGTTAGGATATGGAGCGTATTGGTCTTTAGGTGGTCTTTGTATAGCGTTTTTTGTAAACTTATATGTTAGGATCCTTAAATCGCATTGCCAATCGTTATCATCGCAAAATCTAAAGAACCTTTGAAACAAACCTTTTATTTCAATAATGACAGATCTGCTTAACAATTCTCCTTT